CTTTTGCTACATTACAAGATTCATGGAAAGAACCTTATGAAGATTATTATATGGATCCAGTATTTGATACTTCAGATATAAATAATGATGGATTATTAGATAATCCTGGAAATATTCTTTATCACAAACCAACTAGAACAGGTCAAAAATCTAATCATAGTATTGGATGGGGTATCAGCATGAACATAACCGTACCATTAGATAAACGTCATAATGAGGGCTGTTTGAAGGCTGCTAATACTCAGAATGAATTAAATAAACAGATATTAGCTAATAAAAGATTAGACTTTGAAATGGCAAGATTAAAACATTGTGCGGAACAAAAAAGATTGGGAGTTACCTTTCATCCATCAAGTCCAGCTGCTCAGATATGTTCAGATATAGTAGTCACAAATCCTCATGGTGTTATACCTAATCATCAGCACGAGATTCCGAAATAAGTTTTTTCTTTCTTTTTAATCCTTTAAATTTTTCTCCTTGTTTTTTACCAAATAAAGCCTGAATTTTTTTAAATAATTGCTTTAATAATGGACGTATTAATCTTAATAATAAGGGTGTTGCTGCTGCTGAAGCTGTTGCTACTACAGCAATTGCAGCTGTTGTACTAACTTGAGATGTATTTGGTAAATATTTGTCAGCTGCAGTAGTTGGTTCATATAAAACTATACAAGTTTTTTTATCCGCACTGAGTTCATGACCTATAACTTTTTCTTCTCCATTACGTGTTAAGTCTCCGACTCTTGGTTGATTTGGAGCAGGACATTCAACGTCCTTTTGTGGTGGAGGAATATTATCTAAATTAGGTTGAGGAGTTTCTAATTCAGGAGCTGGAGTTACATTCGGTGCAGCTACATCTTCTACAAAAACTAAATCTTCAGGAACATAATCCATAGGAAAAAAATATGGCACAGTTCCATCACATAAAGTTTTATTACCTCTATCATCTTCAGTTACTAATTTTATTGATTTTTCATTAGCAGGATTAAATACAACACAACCTGGCACTTGTATTATTGGATTACCAATAGTTAAAGTTACAGGAGGACTAAAAGGTATAGATTGTATAGGCGTATGAATATAACTATTTATTGGAATAATTTCTAATTTATTTATATTTATTTGATTTATTTCAGACAATTTTAAAATGGACTTTTAGGTAGCTCAGGAATAACACCACCAGTTGTATCAGGTATAGGTAAAGAATCTCCTAAACTATCTCCTAAGCTGCCTGTAACCGCTTCTAACGCTTTCTCTTTTATGTTGTTGATGATTGCATCTTTATTTAAATAAATACCTAATCCAGCTCCTACAACGGTTAAAGAAACTACACCTGAAGCAACAGCTATTGCATTAATAATTTTTTGCATTTTTAAAAAAATCTTATATTTTTATTCTACTGTTATTTTTATAAACTAACCAGTCTAAATAATTAGCTAGGTTTTGTTGGAAAAGTAACAGATGACATATCTAAGTTACCATCTGCATCTAGTTTAGGCGATGCACTAGCTGGTAAATCTCTAAGTGCTTGTCTATAAGTTTTCCAATCTGCATCATTTGATAAAGTCAAATCTCTTGATTGTGTCCAATCACTGGAAGCTAATAATTTATTTCTCTCTACTCTTAATAATTTCATGGGTTCTGCACTTATCAATTTTGCCAACTCCGTATCAATCTCGGATTCAGTTGGTTTTGTGTCAGAACTAATCCAATTTAAATCTGCGTAATCAGAATCTACCCAATTCCATTTACTTGTAGGTCTTAAAGAAACTAATGCACTGTATTTTGTATGATTCATTATGTATCTCCTAATCTCATAAAGTTTACATAAGTATGTAAATGACTATCAGCACTTGCATCACCATTAATTGTGGCTGGTTGGTCATGTCTCGCAGTGAAATAAACCTTATGTGTCGAGGTGTCAGTTACATCCATAATATAATTGCATCTCATATTCTGATAAACATAACTTGAACCTCCGATTGAATTTTGTGCACCAGTAGCTCTTATTGCATAATTACTGTTATTTGTAGTTGCTAAAATTCTTCCATAAGCATAATCACCAGCATTACCACTATTATTATACAAAGACAAATGGAACATAATATTATAAATACCAGTTGATGGAAATGTAAAAATCCCTGTGCTGTTATCAACTGTCATAGCAGAACCAATAACTCCGTTATAATCATTAGCTCTAGTCCACTTTGTTGTTAAGGTTGTTGTTGTATCATTGCCCATACCAATAACACCATTCAAGTCCCATACATCAACCATTGTTATGCCTTCTACACCAAAACCTGTGGCTGTTCCAGAGCAAGTAGCATTTGCAGGGAAGGTGACATTGCCAGAAGCATCCATAGTAATTGCGTCTGCTGATGCTCCTGTGTGTCTTATACTGTTAACTATTAATTTACTTGTCATGATTTATGGCTTTGGATTGGCATCTTTCACTGCCTTAATAGAATTATAAAATGCACTAAACTTAACTTTTAAATCTGAGTCAGCATCTATTGCATGCCAAAGTAGGTCTAATTGATCTCCTATTGGTGCATAAGTTGTAGAACCATTTGTTGTTCTATCGGTTTTGTATTTAACAGCAGCAGCTTCAGCATCTAATGTGGTTCGTGCAGCATCAATTTTTGATTGAACTATTGAAACTTTATTTCCATCTTTATCTAAGCCGTAATCAACAAAAGAATCATCAATCGTTGTTATAGATGGATATGCTTTTCTGATTGCTTGGTGATCTAAGGCCATTATGCTGCTACCTCTTTTGCTGTAATAAAAGTTGGATAAGATTGGTGGTTGCCATCACCATCATTTTGTGAGCCTCCAATACAAGCTGGTGTGCCTTGTGTCACAACCATAAATATTTTGTAAGTACATACACCTGTTGTATTTGGACTATCAAGAAATTCACAACCAAAATACCTACCAACAGTACTACTATCTCCACCACCATTTCTTAAACTCGCACTCATAGTTGCCCTTTTTGCACTACCTCTTGTATCTCCAACAGCAATACCTGTATCTGTACTTCCACTATCAATTTGTCTTGCTAAAAATAAAGAAGCAAAAGAGTCATTATTACCATTTCCATAATATCCAGAACACGATACAAGAATTTTATTTGAGCTAGATGTTGGAGTAATGGCAACATTTAAACCAGTGACTTCTACACCATCTGAGCTAGTGCTTGTTGTTGAAAAGAAACTTGTTTTAACTGTTTGTACAACTTGCAGAATTTTACCACCATTTAAAGTAAGATTTCCTGTATCAGGTAAAGTTAATACTCTTGTATTTCCACTAGAAGAAGGAGCTTTAATTTCAAAAGTACCTCCTCCAGAATCAGCTGTTAATTTTATAGAACTCATGTTATGTAGGCTCCGTTGGAAAAGTAACGGATGTCATGTCTAAATCTCCATTACTATTCAGTTTAGGGGATGCAGACACAGGTAAATCTCTTAAAGCTTGTCTATAAGTTTTCCAAGTATCAGAAAGTGTCAGATCAGAATTCGCTCTCCAGTCACAAGCAGCTAATTTTTTATTCCTTTCTTCTCTTAGTAATCTCATTGGTTCTGCATTATTTAACCTTATAACTTCAGCATTTATTTCAGATTCAGTTGGTGCTGTACCAGAATCTAGCCATGTCAAACCAGAATATTCATCACCAATCCATGCCCATTGAGTATTTGGTTTTAAAGAAGTTAATGCGTTTGCTTTGGTATATATCATCCTGCGATCTCCGTTACCATATTTACCCAAGGGTCTTCTTCAATAGTTGCGGGTATTTCTATAGTGTGAGCTGAGTTGCTACTTCTACCATATAATGTATAGACTATTGCTTGACCTAATGAATAACTAGGAGAATCAAGATAAACTACATTTGTTGGACATTGTACTCGACTGCTATCTGCTCTAACCGCACCGACAAATCCTTCATTATTGTTTGCTCCAACTGTTTGATTTGACCCTACTGGTGCAATACCTGTAAATGTACCACCAGCAATGCTTCTATATATGTCTACAAATGCACGCTGATTAGTTCCGTTTGAGTTGACACACCCAGAAAAGTTTATAAGAATTTTACTGTTAGCTGCTACTGGTGTGATAGTTACAGTATGAGGAGAAGCAACATAAGTGGTGGAAGAAGTTGAAAGTCTAGTAGTTGTAATATTTTGAACTATTTGTAGTATTGCAGAAGGTCCTCTTTTAGGTGCTGTTACTGCATTATTGGCTAACATATCTGTGTCTACTATTCCGTCTGGTAAACCTCCTACCGAGATTCCTGTAACTGTTCCTGATCCGTTAATTGCAATAGGCATAATTTAAACCACCGTATATACTGAACCGCTAGGTATAGTCAACGTGACACCTGCGTTAATTGTAATTGGTCCTGCACTTAGAGCATTTGCTGTAGCTCCAAATTCAGTACCTATTGTGTAGTTAGTTGTCATGGTTGTGCCGTTCTCTATAAACAGTTTGTCATTGCCTCCTCCGACAGCTCCGCCCCCTGACTGATCAACGAATGAGAGCACTCCACTGCCATTTGTGGCAAGCACTTGGTCGGCACTCCCTGCACTCGTCGGAAAGGTAGCAACCTTAACTCCATTAGCAGCAATAGAAACTAATCCTGATCCGCTTCTAAATATTCCTGTATCTGTGTCATCAGAAAATGTTATGGAAGGAACTGTAGTAGTTCCATCAGGGAATGTTCCACCAGCATTTAGATAATCAGCAGCTGCAAAGATGACTCCAAAGAATGATTCTCCTGCTGCAGGAGCAGAACTGAAACGTATATTTGTTCCTGATAATTTAAAACCTGTTCCTCCAGAATGATCTGGTTCTTGAATTACACCACCAACTGAAATTAATAATTGTGTCTCATACTTTGGAAATGGTACAGGTGCAGATCCTCCAACTAATAAGGCAAAATCTTGAGTGCTACCATTAAACGAACTTGAAATATCATCAATCGCTTTGTAATCATTATTCGACCTTAAATTATTACCTATATACGGCATGATTACTGAAATCTTTTATTTGCTTCTTCTATTTTACAGAGGCTAATTTTTGAGAATTATTACTAATTTTCTAAAAAATTTAAGTATTAGGACCAGCGGTAGAGGGTTGTGTTGGCCAGACAACATCATCAGGAGTTTTATCTTTATAAGTCTGAGGAAGATCTCTTAAATTCTGTCTATATGCAGCCCACTGAGCTTGGTCTACAGTTGCACCAGTTGTCATTGTCCAATCTGTATTCTGTAATATTTCATCTCTTGTAGCTCTAATATCATCCCAAGTTAACGTATCTTCATCAGCAGCTTCGGCAACTCCACCCCCTTCTACCCATGTAAGGTACTCTTGATACTGTGTATTATCTTCAGCAAATGGAATAATACTAACGATGTAGGGTTCTGAACTACCTGTTTGTTTCATTACACAATCAACAACACCTTTAGGATTTTTTATTAATTTGTAAATCGGATTTGTAGGAAATGCCATAATCTAAAGCTCCGCACTTAAATGTAAGTATGCACCAACATTATTAGTAATTGCATTATAAGCAAATCCATTTGTAGTACCTGAACCCACAGATTGATACATCAATGTTGAATGAATAGAAGGAAGATATAAAAGATAGCTACTGAAATTTACAGCAACACCTTGGGCAGAAAATTGATAATAATTTGTTCCAGTTCCTTGTTCCAATGTAGGAGGTGCTCTCATTTCTTTTTCATATCTATAAACAACTTCTACTTGACCTGAACCATGACCTTTACCAATTGCAAAAAATATAGCACCATTTCCATGACTATTATGTTTAGCAATAACTTGAAAATATCTTTTACAGAGATCAAGCTCCTGTTGGAATGACCTATGATCATACTCTGTCACCACGCTGCTTACTTCTAATTGAATTCCTGTAAGATAAAAGTCGTTTGAAGTAGAGCTTAGTAAATTAGCTGTATGACCAGCAGCAAAATTTGCATCTGAATAAGTAGTAAAACTTAAACTTGATGATCCAGACGTATATTGACTTCCTATAGCTAAGTTCCAATACAGTTGTAAACCTACACCATTATTATTGTCAAAAGCCCCACTTGCATCTCCAGGGACAGTAAAAGTTTTTCTTTCCCAAGTGTTTGCACTATTTATCGTGTAAGTTTGACTCATTTGTCTATTACTACCATCTGGCTGTTGCATAGCAAATGTATAAGTACCAGTAAGAGTTGATCTAACATAAAAACTTACTGTTATTGTTTTTGCTGAACTTGTTCCATAAGCTAAATCTTGTAAATCCTGTGCTTCTACTTTATTAACAAGCTGAAGATATTGACCAGAAGCAATACTTGTATCAGCGGTAGTAACATCTACTTTTAAACTGTTAGCAAAACCATCTGGAGAAGTTGAAGATTGTGTAACTGTTACAGCACCATCATGTGAGCCTTGAATTCTAAATCTATCTAAAGTGTATATATTATTTGCAGCAGCAAAACTTGTTCCCCTTTGACTTACTATCATCGAGCCATTTATTATCTTATTTTTATTACCACCACCAGAAGAACCTAATAAAGGTTTTATATCATCTGTTAAATCTTGTTTTTCAGCATCTGTAAAGTTTGTATTCTTTACGTTTGTAGATAGCCTATCTGAACTTACTGTATTAAGAGCCATGTATTATACCTCCTTAAGTCTGATCTAGA